ATCTTTCATCATATCACCTACTTGATGAAGAATCGTCAACGTCGTTTTCCCTTATCGTATCAACGGTTTGCGACCATTGTAAAGATGTTTTGTCACGGATTCAGGTATGTAAAACTAGACCAAATTATGACATTCTCTCGAAATAAAATTGGCGACTATATATGCTCTTTAAACGAAGTGGATAAAGCTTCTTTACATATCAAAATAATTGAGTCGCTTCAGATGCAGGATACTATTAGAGAAATTGTTTTTAAACAAATCGAACGTACTGTTCAAGAATTGATTGAAAAATATGTAGAGGATGTCATCACAAAAGACCTATAATATGCCCCGCCTTATTTTGTTAAAAGGCGGGGCGTTTTAATTTTTCAGAAATTATTTCACTCTCAACTTTTGTCCAACCCGAATCAAGTTTGGATTGCTGATTCCGTTCAATTTCTGTAGCTCATCTACTGTTGCATTATACTTCTTAGCGATCCTAGAAAGCGTGTCGCCTTTTTGTACTGTGTACGTTTTGGGCGTTGCTTTTGTCTGTGCTGCGTCTACTGCGCTTGTTGGTTTAACTTGTTGCGGTGGGCGTTTGCCAGTTCTCAAATCAGCAAGAGAAAGACCGAACGTGTATTGGAAATGCGGATAGTCCTTGAAATCTTTCCAATCTCCGCCCCACTCAAGTCCGAGTGATTTCCCAATCGTACCAACACGCTTCCACTTGTCATCGACGTTCCAGCTGACGCTGCCATCTGGGTTCAAAAGAGCAAAATCAAATGCTAGTCCAAAATTGTGGTATGAATAACCACCTTTGGCGTTTGTCACAATCTTACCGGGCTTTGTGCGCCCTTGCGCATACAGTTCATTCTGTTCTTCAATCGTGCGCAGCCCTTGTGTAATGATGACATTGATTCCCTCGCGATACGCCTGTTCGATGAGCTGTCGTGCCTTTGTCGCGACGACAGGATGCACACCTTGCAGTTTTTTCTCCGCTTTTTCAAGCAGCTCTTTCAATCCGATTGTCATTGTTGTTCACCAGCCTTTTCAAGTGCATATTTTACAGCAGCTACAGAACCAATCCCATACAAGGCGTATTTCAGTCCTTCAATTAGCACGTCAAATGAAAAGGCGTGATTCTCCAATGTTGAGAATGCCACGCCTAGTACTACTGCGACGATAGGGATATAGCGATTAGGGATGCCAGCCGCCTCGCGAATGGCGTATATCAAGACAGCTAATGCTACATACGCGGTGAATTGGATAGATAAGATTGTTTCCATCATTGAATCCCTCCTCTCAAAACAAAAGAAAGCACCGCTCCCACGATGCCACCGACAATCAATCGTAAAATCCATGTTGTGTTGTTTTTAATCGTTCCGATGTCCTCGCGCATGTCTTTGATGTTACTTTCTGCCACCGCGAGACGGGTTTTCACATCTACCATGTCACTTTCCAAACGTTGCACACGCTCCTCCATTTTTATCACAACCTTTCATCGTCTGATTTCGCCGCTCACTTGCGATAGTTCCTGCTTTAATTTCTTTATAAGCGTCGGTCGGCTCTCGCCAAACGTCGCCTCAATTTGAAAACCGCCCGGCTCGTATATCTCTTTGATTTCGGCGATGCGCGCATCACGAGTGATCCCCCATTCTCGGTTTTGAATCGTGACTATATCGCCTAGGTCATAATCGATTTCGTACTTGAAAGGTGAATTCGTTAGAATCTGTCCTTCAAGGAAAAATTCCTCGGCGAATTCCAAAAGCTTTTGCTGACCTCTTTGTTGCAGCTTTGCGATGATTTCAGCTTCTGGAAGTGCTTGTTGATTTTCATCTTGCTCCGCTACATCTCTGGCATCAATGAATGTTTCAATACGTGATAGCCCTTCCGCATCTCCGACTTCAACTACTCGCCTTAATTCTCCCTCACCTTGTCCAGCGATGTAGCCAAAATTCTTGTAGTTGTAGTCGGACTCAACAAAAGTTAATTGCTTCAACGATTCAAACTGCGGGCTAAAAATAACAGGCGGATTCTCTGTCTGATTGACCGTGAGATTCCGCCCTTCAAAAACATCAAATATCCATTTTTTCTGTTGGAAGTCGAGAAAAACATCCCATCCAAGCCCACTAGCTTTCGAGATTTCAACGAGCTCATCGTCAAGTTTTTTGAAGCGTGATTCCCAACTGATTGGTGAACCGCGTTGCTGGTCAGAAGCAATCACAAGCATGTCAATCTTTCGTTTAATATCAACCGGATTGACAATGTGATTGTTTACATAGTGTTTCATGACTGATTCTGCAGTCCCACTTGCCCGGTCGTGACTGTCATTGGCAGGAGGAACAACAAGTCGTTGTGCCATGACTCCTTTCAGCGCAATGCCCTTCACGAGCCAGTTTTCTGTTTTCTTGCCGTTCTCATCAAGTTCGATTTCACGATGCCGGATGATACCAACCTTGTTCCTGCTTGCACCGAGCATGATGAGATTGCCGCGTTGCAAAAATTCTGTGTGTTGTTTGTGTCTGTTGATGCGCAACTCAAATTCTCCGATTTCGTGCCATCGCCTGGTAAAAAGAAGCGATTCATAATTGTCAATCTCGGCTAATAAATCAAGTTGAGGTGTTAAAATTCGGATTGATTTCATGGGTCACCTCTTTACAAAGAAAGTAAAAAACACACCGACTCCCACCGGTGTGCTTATTGCGCATAATCGTCCTAATGTTCATTTGTACCTCTAAAGCACTTAGATTATAAGTTATGTTCATAAATTTTCTCTTTGTGTTCGGCAATTGTGATTAAAATAATAGAAAAACAAACACAACCCAAATAAAACACAACAAAATCCAAGGTCTAAAAAGAGCACGACATATATAATTTATATGTGCCTTACATCTATAGCGATTAAATTCTCCTATCCCATTCTTTTTGCAATAATCTCTAGCGTATTCGTTTGCATCCAATTCTTTTTTACTTACCAGATATATCATTTTATCCAGACACTCTTTGAATTTGTTACGACAAGGTTCTGACCAACAAAATTTGTCTTTTGCTTTTTTATACTGCCATACATGACGCATTTCATGCGCTAACGTCCCAATGTAATTTTTGCTTTTAATTAGAATCAAATCCTCATCCACCGACCATGGATATATTCCTCTAGTGTTTTTCGATTTTAAATACATATCTTCTAAACATTTCGCGTGAGATGGATTTTTCTCTCTAATACTTTCGATATAATCTCTTGCTCCATCCTCTCCACACACAATCTGTAGATTGGAGTCAATTCCTAACTCTTTTTTTATATTTTCAACATGTTCCTCAAAAGTCATTTAGTTCTCCCTTTCCTTTGTTTTTGAATCTAAGTAATAATTATTCAAAAACACACAAATTCCTCTTTATTTCGACAAAAAAATTTTGGGATTGAATATGGTCGGAAGGGCATAGCATCTTCCTTACTACAAAACCATTTATTTTTAATTTACAATCAAATCCTCTCTACCTTTAGAAATTAAATAAGCATCAATCCCTTCTTTTAAATCAGGACGACGCTGGATGACAAATTCGTATGTGTACGCTCCGTCGATGATTCTTTGCGCGAGATAAGCCGCCATATCACATTCCTCCTAACAGTAAATCGTCTAGCGCTTGCTGAATAATTTGTTGACGTTGTTTTAATTCCGTGTTTTCTTGTTTTAACTTTTCGAATTCACTTAATTGTATAGCTGCCGCGTCGGGCAAATATTTTTCTAGTGACCAATTTCCATTCTCGAATTTACGGAATAAAAAATCAGGATTCGCTTCATCAATCGGAATGAGGTTTGTGCTTGTCATGACATCTTTAACCGTTTTTACACCAATACATATATTTTCGTGATTCAATTCAGCATAATGATACATAATAAAATCCCTCCATTAATTAAATTCTAGGACTTGCCATCTATAGTACTGTGTATAGTTTTGAGCATTAGATACAAGGATTTGTAATGTCGTGTTATTTAGCAAATAAATACCGTTCATAGCTGACCAATAGGTGCCCGCGTTATTCCCATATTCTTCAGTTGATTTATATGTTAAAGCGACTATACACTTTGAAGGGTTTACCGAACTAATGTAAACATTCTGATAATGATAAGCTCCAGCATCTAAAGTAGCTGACGGAACAATTGATACAACTCCCTCTTGTTTTGACTTCACATTAGTGAACTCTATAACCATCCATGAGACCGCCACCTCATAAAAACTATAACTAACATTGTAGTCATAAGGGCGAGAGTGTCTATCTAATCGTAAATTAGTCGCACTTGTTAAATAGGCTTGAAATGCGTTGTATTTTTGTCCGTAACTGGTATCACTTACACACCAAGCAAACACCAAACATTTATTAGGGTCTACATTACTAATTGTTACATCTAAAGTGTATTTATCATAAGATACAATAGAAAGACCTCTTTGAATAGACTTAATCCCACCACCAATTCCAGCATATTTTCCTCCGTGTGTACGTATATCAATAATAGGCATTAATTTTTCACCTCGCCGATTAACTCACCATTCGTATCATAGGTTAACGCGTAAGTATCGGTTCGTAATACGGTTGTTCCGTCTGTTCCGTAATAAGTAATTGTCCGAGTTGTATATTGTGGGCTTGTTCCACCGCTCAATACAGATCGCGCGTACAGCGTTCCATTTGATCGTTTGTATTCAACAGTGGTAAAAATTCCATTACTGTCCTTTCCACTTTTGTAAACATTGAAGTTTGCTAGATTCCTCTGCATGGCTTCTGGCGCGGTATCCGTATATGCTTTTGCGTTTGCTTCTGCGCTATTCCAAGCCGCTCTTTCTGCGGCTGTTACGTGCTTCACATTATCCGCCGAATGCGCAGCAATCGCCGCAGCCACTTTTGCTTGCGCTCCTGACGGTGTTTCAAATCCTGTATTTTGAACGTTAGAAAACCAACTATTCCATTGATTCTGTGTTGTGTTGAACCATGTATTCCAGCTGTTATTATAGTTGGTTGTGTTCGTATTAAACCAACTATCCCACTGTGCTTGTAATGCTTGAATTTTTGCAGTGTACCAATTATTCCAATCATTTTGGTACTGTGCTGTTTTGGAGTTATACCATGCTTGAAACTGATTGAATATCTCCGTTGTATCGGCTTGAATAAGTGAGTTTACAAGACCGCATACACTCGCATCAAGACGTTCATCCGTGATTTGAAATCCCTCAATGTAAGATTTCCCTTTCAAAATACGGATCTGTGCAAGCGAAATTTCATATACATTATCGTTGCGTGTCAGTGCAGGAGGCACTGGGTTGGCTGCCGGCGTTCCTTTCAGCACTTTGGCGTTGATTGCACGCACTTCTAGACTTTTATCTAAACGCAAAACAATGCGGTCAATACGGTCATATTGCGTATCAGGAAGATCGTGCGTCAAATAAAACGGACCGCCCTCAATTTTGTACATATATCCCTCTATCCACGCAAAACCCTCGTTTACATAGGTCATGATATTATTACCATCACAACCAACCTGAAGATTTGTTCCACCGTTGAATATCCCATTTGTTAAAAGACGACGAAAATACTCCGCAAATTCGTCTGCGGAGTAATAACGTTCATCATCTGGTGTGCTATCGAAAAAGCGACTGTATTCAGGCATGTTTCCACCTCCTAGACTGATAGATAGCGATTTTTATATGAAATAATGACCCTAGACTTTGTGCTGTCGTTATTTGAGTTATATTCCAGCTCATTATCGCCAACTTGTAGCTGAAAGAACGACGATTCTAAGTCGATCCAGTTGAACACATTCGTTTGTACTCCGTTTTCATCTTCAATCACGACGGACTTTTTCCCAAATGTCGTATCGATGATAAGCTTGTCGGTTTCGCTCAATTCTCGGTTTACGCGAATAAATTCACCGGTTGTATTGTTTTTGATAATTGGGTTAACAGCAGGCCCATAAAAGACTATATTTACAGGCGTTGGTACATCACCAGTGTTTTGAAATATTCTTTTGAAACTTCGCTGTGAAAAGCGCGAATTTAAAAACAAAGGGAATGATAATCCACCCATCAGAAAAGACATTTGCCGACTCGTATAGAATGAATCGTGCCAAAATGGCTCCGGACAAACCAAATGCACCATTGCTTTTTGAAAGACAGGTCCGCGATTGTCTTTTCCGCTTGGAAAAGTAGGTACTCCATCCGGCACTGCCTCTATTTCACGCACTGTTGTCCCGTTTTCGTAGCGAAGAATCCCCTTACCTAACTTCGGATTGAAAACAGAAGCAAGAAATTGGCGTTTCTGTAATATTGACGCTTTATCTGTTGCCAGAATTGCAATTTCCAACGAAATAGCACGCTCTTGCAGAACAGAATCAATGTAGGTCGAGCCATCTTGAAATGGGGCCTTCTGTGTTTGAATATCAGCGTCCACGTCACCAAGTCCGTCAATGGACTGCAAAAGAAAGGGAGCTGATGATTTCAGCTCCACGTATTGTCCTCTTGCGTTTGTAAAGATGATTCGCTGCATATCACAGCCCCCATTCCATAGCCAGTCGACGGCTAACTTGAAGGTTTTTCCGTGCTACTTCCGATGGCGTCGGCGCGGTTGAGTGGAAATGGAAGTGTTGTTCTATTTTTGCGCCAGCCATTTTTGGAACGTTAATCATTGCTGTAGCAGGGACGACAGCACTTGAATATCCCGCGACATTCGGCACCGTCGCCCGTGCCATTCGGTTCGTTGCAGAAACAACCGCATTGATGTTCCGTTCAATTCCTTCTGCAAGCCCTAGTGGAATCCATTTCCCGATGTCGTCGCGCATGACGCGAGATGGAGAGTTGATATCGAGTGCATCACGCAACGCATTTTTCACGGAATCAGCAATAGACTTCACCTTTTCCCAAAGTGCGCTAGACATTGATGAGATACCGTTTATAAGTCCTTGTATGATGTTACGTCCTATTTCGCGTAAATCGATGTTAGCAAGAAATTGTTGCGCCGCATTCCACAGCTCAACAATTGTATTTTTTATTGAGTTCATCCACTCAGATACGGAATTCCACATACTTTTAAATCCGTTGACCACAGTCGTCTTAGCAACCTCGACAGCTGTTGAAAAAAACGATGTGATACCATTCCATATCGTAGTTATCGTGTTACTTACAGATGTAAACACAGTTGATGTGACCGACTTGATTGTTTCCCACGCCACGTTGACGTATCCTTTTATCGCTATCAGCGCGCCGTTGAATATCAACTTTATACCTTCCCATATGCTATTAAGTGCGTTTTTCAAGTTTTCGAAAATCGCTTTTGCATCATTTTTTAGCCCCTCGAAGTCACCTGTCACAAAGTCAACGATGAGAAGGACGGAGCCGAGAAAGATGTTTTTAATGAACTCCCATACGCCGCTGAAATACTGCTTTAGCCCCTCAAAAATCATTTGTAAGCCATTTTTCATGCCATTGAACAAGTTAGTCACAACAGTAATAAAAGGATTGAGAATAGTAATCACAGCATCCTTTATCGCGTTCCATACGGTTGTTGTAACTTGTTTAATACTTTCCCATGTAGAGATAACAAACTCTCCTATTTGTATCCATGTCGTTTCAAAAAACTGCTTAATACCGTCAAGTGTTGAGTTGAACCACTCTCTGATACTACCCCATATTTCAATTGCTTTCGCTTTGATTGTGTCCCAATTTTGATAAATCGCTACGCCCGCTGCAACCAATGCAGCTACAGCTAAACCGATAGGTCCTGTCATAACAGCAAAAGCTGTTCTAATTGCTGCTAGGCCTGTTAAAATTCCAGGAAATACAGAAACAAGAGCTCCGAATCCCGTTACAGCGCTGCCTATTACAGCTAGAACTACACCAAAAGTAGCCACAATTCCCATCAGTGCCGCAACAACAGCTGTGCCGATAGCGACGAACTGCTGTGTTGCTGGCGAAAGGTTGTTGAACCAATCTACAAGTCCCTGTAGTGCTTTCACAAGTGCATCAATAGCTGGTGTTAACGCATTGCCTATCGTGATTTGTGCAGTCTCGAAAGCACCTTTTAATTCTTCAATACGTCCTTTCAAGTTGTTCATCTTTTCTTCCGCTACCTGCGCAGCTGTTACCTTGCTCATTTCGTTATACATATTCTTGATTCCGTCAGCGCCCTCTTTGTAGAGAATATTCGCCGCTCGGATAGCGTCTGAGCCAAACATCGTGTAAAGTGCTTGTTGACGTTGCTCTGCGTTGAGCCCTTTTAGAGAGTTCTGAAGAATCTCTGCAATTTCTGCCATTGACTTGATATTTCCGTTTGCATCGAAAAATGAGTTAGCTCCATCTTTTGTAATAATCCCAAGTTCTTTCATCATTCCTGCCGCCGCGTCCGATTTAGGTATGAGGTTGCTCAACATTGTCTTGAGCGACGTACCAGCATCTGAGCCTTTTAATCCGTTGTTCGCGAACAACGCCAACGCTGTTGTCGTATCCTTGAAACTCAGCCCAAGTCCTGACGCTACAGCTGACACTTGCGATAGACCGTATTTCAGTTCTTTTACGCTTGTCGCGGACGCATTTGCGCCACCTGCAAGTAGATTCGCTGCATCGCTAACCGACAATGAATCGGCTTTGAAAGCATTGAGCGCTGTTGACGCGATTTCTGCTGCCTCTGCCAAGTCTAATTCCCCAGCAGTCGCAAGAGAAAGCGCGCCTTCTAATCCACCTTTCATGATGTCTTCAAGCGACACGCCCGCTTTAATCAATTCTTCAATACCTTGCGCCGCTTCTAAACCGCTGTATTTCGTCTTTGCGCCCATCTCAATTGCGAGATTTTTCAACTGTTCCATCTGTTGCCCTGTCGCGTTAGATACAGACTTAATTGACGACAGCTGAGCCTCAAAATCCATTGATTTTTTCGTCGCAATCCCTAACGCCCCACCAATCGCAAGCGTCGCCGCGCCAAACGACATTGCTAATTCTTGCCCAACCGCTTGCATACGTTGACCAACCTCTTGCGCGCGTTGTCCGATTGCATTCAGCTTCTCTTGTAGCTGTCCCCATGTGCTTGCGTTTTGTTTAATTGCACCGTTCGTCTCGTCCAATCGGCTCTGTAAACTGCGCAATTGCCCTTCCGTCTTTTCAATCTCGCGTTGAAAAGCGCGATATTGCCCCTCGCTGATTTCACCGCGTTGGAATTGTTCATTGACTTGTTGTTGTACCGACTTCAAACGGTTTAGCTTCTCACTTGTGTTCTCAATTTGCTGGGCAAGTAACTGTTGTTTTTGAGCAAGTAAAGTCGTGTTCGACGGGTCAAATTTCAATAGACGTTCGACCTGTCTCAATTCTTGCTGGATACTCTTGCTTTTTGATTCGACGTCAGAAAGGGCTTGACCAAGCCTTGTTGTGTCCGCACCGATGACAACGTTAATCCCACGCACACTTTCCGCCATGTTCTCACCACCTTACGTAAAGAAAGCGTCAATATCAGATTGCGTTGCGCGTTTTGTCTTACCTTCTGTACTTTCTGTCAACACATCGACAAATTGCATGAGGTCGCGCACTCTGAACTCGTTGATTTCATCAAAAGAAAGACCAGCACGTTTCCCGACTACAAGTAGTTGTAAGTCGAGTCGTGCCGGCTGTATATCACTTTGTGTTTCTGCCGTTTCGTCCGCTTCGACGAAAAAATCCGTCTGTCGCTTCGTCCATGATCGCACCCATCACCGCTGTGTCCGAGAAGTCAAATGAATCAAGTTCAGCTACCCACGCTGTGAAGTCAGGGAACGGCTTTCCTACACCTTCATGCGCTTTTGCCATTGCCCATGCGATTTGAAGAAGAAGGACGCTATCGAATGTAGAGGGGTCATCTGCAAGGCTCTGCATTTTCATCATGTCGCCGATGAGGTCGCTATTGAATGCTTGTTTATAGTAGAGTAGGGCTAAAGGTGTCGCCTTTAACCCGATTTGTTTTTCACCAATCTGAATCGTTCTCATCTATTACGCCCCCGCTCCTGGTACTTTTACTGCGCTAAAGAAGCTGTTGTAAACCGTTGCATTCGTGTCGTTGAGTTCAAGCACACCACGCACCACGTTCTTGCCATTGATTTCGATTGGTAAGATGCGAATGCTCAATTTTTCTGTGTTTGGCTCGATCGATTCAGCACGTGTTTTATGCTCTTTCGACGGACGACTCGCTTTGCATCGGTAGTACACAAAACGACGGTTTTTCTTGTCACCAAGCACTTGCCCGAGAAGCGCAAATTCGCGTGGTGTTCCGTCTGTCGTTTCAACGAGCATGCCATTGCTGTCGATTTCCCAACCTAACATTTCAGCAATAATCGAGTCAGGTACGTTAGCAAGTTCAATTTCCGCTTTGTATCCGTTGTTTGATGTGTAAGTAAAATACGGACCGTTGTCGGCATAGAATGTTGTTTCTTCACCTTCTGGCTCAGGTGTGAAGCTCACCGCGCCAGGAATATGAATCGGTGTCTCCCACGCTGGTTGTGTTACTGCATTTTCATCCAAAAAAGCAATATGAACTTTCTCCAAACCGAATGTAACTTTGTTTTGACTCATAGATTTCTAACCTCCTATTATTTGAACTTCATAGAGTATTTGATACACTTTTTCTTCATCGAGATATGTCTCAAATTTCCGATATGGTAGGCCTAACTCTTTGAGTTTGTCCTGCACTTTCTTTTCAGCAGCAAGGTCTTTTTTGTCCGTGTATAGTTCAACTTGAAAGTTTCCAATATCTACATAGTTGTGATTATCTGCAATCATATCGGATGAGTAAGCAAACTGATACGTGATGAACGGCGGCGCGACAGGACTTTTGAATGAACCATACGTGACCGGGTAGCCAATACTTTTCAACGCTTGAAGTAGTTCAGTTTGTGTCATCTTAACCACCGTTTTCAATTACTCTTTTTAGTTCTTTCGGCAAGTCTGCCGCATGTTTCTCATACGCTGGCCGCAAATGCGGAAAAGCTCGTACACGACCGCCGTTGACCTTCGCGTGACCGAATTCCAAAAGATGAACGCGACGATAGTGTTTTTTATTCCAGATGATTCTTCGGTGTTCGCCATATCCACCTTCTTTTGTAATCTTGAATGTCTCGGCGTACTCACCAGTCCGTTTAGGAGCAAGCGCTTTGGTTTCTTGTAATACTTTACGTGCAGTCTTGTCTACTGTTTTCCGAACACCTTCGGCTACATCGTCTGTGTATTCTTTGATCGCTTGTACCAACTCGTCAGCAAGTCTGTCAATCGGAATATTAGCCATCCGCCGCCACCCTTTCGCATGTAAGCTCAATTTCTTCAAAATCAGTAGAATAGGTCCGAATCACGTTATATCTAACACCTTCGAATTCGACTTGCTGTTCACCGTTGTATTCATAGCCATGAATCACAAACACAATCGACGGCCGTAATCCTGCTGTTGCAGCGTTGTAAAATTCATTTCTGCCAACTGATTTCACATTGCACAAGACAGTTTTTCTTGTTTCCTGTGAAATTTGATTGCCGATTTCATCTTCAACAAACTCCTGCGTGATTAGCACCAGTTCGTTATCATACGTCATGCCGTTCCACCGCCGGCATGAATCATGAGATTGTGCAACCTGTATTGCAAATGACGAGGCATCGCTCCGTCACTGTCGCGGCTCTGATAGCGCCACGTAGCGTAATCAACGACAAACATCAAATGATAAGGGTTAGCTAAATCGATAGCTAACCCTTTTTCTTCATCAAGTTCTGTTACCACTGCATTTGCAATGGAAGTTATATAAGTGTCACGAACGTTTGAGCGAATGCCTAAGCGCTCTTTTACTAAATCAACAACAGTTGCTAAATCCATTATTCATCGCCTTCTTCCACTTCGGCAATTAACGGCTCGCCACGGCGGTTTTTATCCGTCATAAGCTCCTCGACACGTTCTTTTTTAGGTTTGCCTTTTCTCGGATATTTGTCACCCGCACGGTAAATGTGATTTTCATCTTGCAAGTCCGTGAAGTCTTTAATGACTACATACTTTTTCATCTGTATCCATCCTCTCTAGTGATGGATTAAGCGCCTGCTGGAACTTCATCTTGCAACGTTACAAGCACGAATGCTTCTGGCATAACCGGTTTACCGTCGTAACGACCTACCCCACGTACTGCAGTTTGATCTTCGCGAAATTTGTAATGAGCCGACATATCAACCCGTGTGCTTTCGCGTTCAACAAGCGTATATTTATCGAGCACACCAAAAAGGATTGCGTCTTTTGGCATATAGTTGTTAAATACCACACGCAATCCTAAGAAATTCGGTTGAGATAGATTTGGCAACATCACAACATCTTTACCTTCTGCATTCACATGAAGTGATAGAGTAGCAAGCTTTGCATAATAAGTCTGGCGATGTACAATTGCGACGATTTCACCGCTAGCATCTTCTCCTGTGTCGATTAATCCAAGTAACGGAATTAACTCTTCGTATTTAGGAGCCGCGGTTACTTGGTTTTCAGGAGGAAGTTTCGGAATAATTCCTTCTGGTTGTTTTTGTGCCGCGCCTTCGCCTTTTAAGATTGCTTTATCCAAAGCTTTGGCAATCGAACGCGCAATACGTTTTGTTAAGTAGTCATCGAGATTGATAATGCTGTCTTCAAGCAACGAATTGTCAATATAAACAACACGACCAACTTTAAATCCATCGAATTCAACCGCTGTTAATGCTGAATCGTCACTTTCTGGTAAAGCCCCGCGTTGATCCAGCCATGTTGCTTCCCCTGTATCAACATCCAAAATAAGTTTTACGCGGCCACCGGCTGTAATTTTGTCTACAAGAGGATAAAGAGTTGTGTAATCTCCAATGCGTTCGCGGATACGGTTAACAACAATGTCCGGAATAACAAGTTCCGCTCCTGCTTCACCAGGTGGTAATACTTGTCCATTTGCACGCATTTTTAATCGTGAACGTAATTCGCTGTAGAACTCTTCGACCTCGCGCGTGAAATATTCTTGTTGATTAACTTGTCGTGAACGTTTTCCCATAACATCTTTTCCCCTTTCATTATTCTTTGGCTCTTTGCTGTTGAGTTGTTCAAGTTCTCCTTCAAGTTCAGCAATTTCGCCTTCAAGTTTGGATTTTTTCTCACCAAGCTCTTTTTGTTCTGCTTCTAGCTTTTCAACTTCCTCCTCAACTGTTTTTACTTCCTCATCTGTTTGTGCTTCTTCAATTGCTTTCTCTAATTCTGCTGATCTTGTTTGCAACCCAGTCTCTTTTTCTAGCAATTCATTTAAAGCAGATTTACGTTGCTCAATTTTTTTAGTTAGCATCAATTGCTTTAAAGCCATTTCTTATCCTCTCCTTTAACTTCATTTTTCTTTGTTCTAGTTGCCGTCTCTTATGCTGCTCGTATTCTTGCATCCTTGCCTGTACGCTAGTGTCTTGATAGGCAGGAAAAGTAACCACACTTACTTCATGGAGATCCACTTTCTTTAAAGTCCATTTGACTGTTCCGTCTTCTCGATATTCAACATCTTCTTCAAGAATGTTGAAACCGAAGGAACATTGGTCCACGTCCCCGCGTTTTACACGCTCATAAAGGTTTACCGCATCAGTATCGTTTGGGTTGATTTTTATACGCCCCCAAAGACCTCTACTATCAACCTTCAATTCTAATGTTCCTGCCTTATTGCGCCCTAACACAAGGTTGGTGTCATGGTTTATAAGCGCTCGAATGTCGTTAGATAACGTTTCATTGAACGCTTCTGGAGCAATCGACTCAAACGCTCCTCTCCACAACTCCGTTTCGATATTAAAAACAGCAAAATATCCTTCAATGTACATCTCATTGTCTTGTTCCGCCCGTGTTGCTGTGATATTAGTTTGTAAGCTCCTAGTCTGTTTGGTTGTTGCTCTTCCCATTATCATCACCACCTTTCAATTTGGTTTGATCGCCAATTTTGTCTAAAGGAATGTAGTTTTCTAGGATGATTAACTCGCTCAATCCTTCTTTTGGTGACAATCCCATCCAGTCACGGACTTCGTTACCCGTCATAATACCGCGTACATACATGTTAGTACCGACTTCCGCAAGTTCTTTCAGGTCATATGCATATAAGCTCCGAGGATTAAATTTGAAATACAAATCAGGGCTAATGAGCAACTTTCTTGTAAGCTCCTGTTCAATCCCTTTCGCAATTGGCAAAATCGTTGAATTGATAAAGTTGTTGTACTCATCTTTGTTATACTCACCAACGCCCAACAAAAAAGCCGGCACTCCAAAGATGCCAGCTACAGTCCGCTTATCTAATTCAACCGCTTCATTAATTGCAATGTCCTTGAGCGAGAGGGGTTTGACTTGTTCCACATCAAGAAGTTCAGCAGGAATAATCCACGGTTGCCCTGCTTCGCTAGCTTCTAAATATTTCTTGAAAACTCCATTTCTGCCTTCTTCACTGGAAAGCTCTGCTGTAGCTGCGTCAACTTTTACGATGAGAGAAGGCATATATTTACCACTCATGAAACTTTTCTTCGTTGTTGTAGCTTGTTTCAAGTTATTTACGATGTCTTTTAGTACCACTTTATATCCTCTGCCCATATAGGGGCGTTCTGGATCCGGGTTAACGATAAAATGCAATATTTCATCATAGTTATAGACTTTTCCTTGATACAAAACTTGATAACTTTTATCCGTATCAACAAAACTTACTTTTGAAGGGGTTAAAGGAATTAATTCATCAATCAACCCATCAGCAGTGTATTTAGGGAAAACGATACTGTTCCCATCACCATCGAGTAACATGGTATACACGATGTTGTACATCCATGACTTTCTTGTCATGAGACTATACGGATTGATGTCAATTTTCCTTGATAGTTCATTCCGAACACGAATATCACCATCTTCCATGTTCTGCATCAAGTGTATGGTCATAGACGATATGAGTTCAGCAATTTTATGCACGGCCATCCTTACTTCCGGGTTATCGGACAACCTAGTGTATCCAGGGATAGCAAGCGTATCATATGCTTCTTGTGTCAGAAACCAGCTTATTGTATTCGTCGGTTCTGAACGTGTTTTGCGCCGAAAAAAATTAAACAATCCCAATTTCTATGCACCTCCTTTCAGCCATTTAGCCATTTCGTTGCCGTCGCAGCTTTCTCCATATTTTCAAGCATTCTTATTGCAGCAAAAACAGTAGCGTCAAAAATATCAATGCGATGCTTGTCCTCGATTTTTTCAAACTGAATCATATCGTCCGTTTTCTCAACCGCATGGACGTTTTGCACGCAGTATTCAAACGCTTGAGAATGAAGATAATAAAACTTCCCATCTTTCACTTGCTTCTCAATTCTGCGGAAGCCCTCCGATTTTTTGTAATAGTACTGTGGCTGATCGACAATATTGAACCGCTTGCGTTTCATTTCCATGAAGAATTCTCGACCAAACTTCCGGTCGAAACCGACTTGTTTTATACGGAATCCTTTTGACCTCATTTCTTCAAACCACTTGACCACATCAGAATGGTTGACTGTCGGTGTATTGGTCATCGTTAGCCAGCCATCATCCTTCCATCCGAAGAGAGGAATATTGTCTTCTTCTGCCTTCCGTGTTGCGGCTACAATCGGGAACCATGCATGGGTAATCGCAATGTCAACTCCGTTGTAGTTTCCGTATAGTGCCGCTGCGGTCAAGTCGTGCAGTTTTGACAAATCGGCACCTCCGAACCATTCGATATTTAATTTTGCAAGCTGTTCAATCGTCCAATCATATTTTCTGTCCGATTTCTTGAATTCATCGATGTTGAAGTACGCCTTCATTGATGACGTGTAGATGTTCAACGATTTCGCCAAGAAGTCTTTACGTTGTTGTGGGTCATTTTGCGCTTGAATCGCATCGTTCAAAATATCATCAGGACGAATCGTCACGCCATAATTCGGATTGGCCTTCTCATGTTCAATCGGATTGGTGTAATCCACTTCGCCGTTCTCATCTTCGTCCGCCTTGCAAATGAAAACGAAATAGGCTTCATCTGTTACAGTTTCATCAAGAATCTTTTTGCAGTATTGCAAGCGTTGATAACAGAACGACGTCATGTCATCGCCAGCAGTCGTGATCCCAATCATCAACTTGTTGGTATAGGCTTTCATTGCTTCTTTGATGATGTTGTATTGCTTCGGCGTCTTATAAGCATGGATTTCATCGGCAATCCCAATGTTACAGTTAAGTGAGTCTTGTTTATCCGGGTTCGCTGCTAACGCCCGAATGAAAATCGAACCGTCGCCGAGCTCTCCGCTAATGCTATGTTCCTGGTTGTTATTGAGGATTCGGAAATTTTGTTCCTCACCCATCTGCCGCAGGTTGAACAGAATAAACTCGAATGATTGTAATGATTGTTGTAACGCTGCGCTTGTAATATAAATTTTTGAACCAGATTGGCGTTCTAACAGCGCAAGCGCCCACGCAATACCAGCAATAAAACTGGTTTTTCCGTTTTTGCGTGGAATGTAAATAAACGCCTCCTTGAAGCGCCGAATTTGTGTACCTTTATGATAGAATCCAAGCAAGTTATAAACGATAAACTTCTGCCAATCTTGTAATAAGAACGGTTTACCAAGCAACGGTGTGCCGTCTAGCATTTCACCTTGTTTATGCACAAATGTTTTTTCAATGATCTGAATAACAAACTCCGCTTCTTTTGGATTGAAGTCATAAGCTGGATTCTCTAAATCCTTCAAGAAACGTTTGGTCGCCTGGATCAGCTCGCGACAGGCCACCTTACGACCTTCGACTATGCTTTTGGCGTACTCCATCACAGTGCCGTAGTTCTTGAATCCTTTTTTCTTCATGACAATTCACTCAACACCTGTGCAAGCTTCGACTTATTTTGCTGTTCAACCGTGATGGACTCAAATGACTTCGGATTCAAGCATAGTCGGTCGGAATACGTAGCAATATCTTTTCGCAGGCTTTCCATAGCGGTGTAAAGGGGCGTTTTCCGTTCGTTCGTTGCTCCGGCTTTGTTGGTGTATAGTTCTGTGATTTGATATCCACTCTCGGCGAATTGTTCTTCGAATACATGATACTGATGGAGCATGCCTGCGAAAATCTCGATCATGCGGTCGTATTCTTTCTTATATGTGCCGAGCGATTTCATCTGTCGTTTAATTTCAGAAATGAATGCTTTTTTTGTTTTTGCCACGTTATCACCCCTTTTTTCAAAAAATCCGCACTATTGGAAATGCCTGCCCCCCGCCGGTCCCCGAGTGCTTAAATGTAAAATTTTTAGGTGGGGGGGTTATTTTCTAAATAATGACTGATTCGTTCAACCCATTGTATTCCTTTTTCTGAAAGCTCGTCAGTATTTCGATTGTGCATCGCTTCATGACACTTATTGCACAAGCTGATTAAATTCCAACTCATTAGTTTAAACTCTGGTCTTTTCTCCAAAGGCACAATGTGATGAACCATCGTTGCTTGTGTAGTCTTTCCATACCTTTTGCACTCTTGACAAATGTATTCATCACGCCTTAATATGGCTTCACGTTTCTTTTTCCATTGCTTTGTTTTATAGAAGTTCATGTTATCAACTCCAAATAAAAAAGCACCACAATGGGTGCTAGTTTTATTACATAAGAGTATTTTCTACATAATCAATGCCATATGAAGTTAATTTAATAACCCAAAAACCAATGGCTTTCGCAACAACTTCAATAATTCCTTTTTCTTCCCAATAATTAATAATAGCGAGATTTTCTCTAAACTCACTATCGTGAGGACCTTGTCTATTTATTTGAACTCCTTTCATATGTCCTTGTTTAATTTGAAAATCATAAAGTTCTAACAAAAATTTTTCTCTTTTTTCTTTATCCATATTTATCTCCCCTTTCGCCCACTCACTTCGACAAAAGGAGAGTTTTTCCTACACCATTCATTCGTCAAATATCGACATTATTTGCGTCGAATCGCCCCACGCACTCGCTTGTACGTGTCTCTTTTCACACCCATAATGTCGAGCCAATCGCGATGGCTCAATCCTTTTCTTTTCTTCTTCGCTTTTAATTTTTTTATCTCATCATCCGATAAATGATCGCGTAATTTATACATCCTCATCACCCCATGCATAAAATAAGTGCCTAGTCAAAAGCTAGGCACTCATGAAAGGAGGAAATCGTCGTTCTACTTATTAGTGGCATTTACACGACAAAAAAGCCTCATCCGCACAAGCAGAAGAGGCTTTCTTTGATTCGTTTTTTAATTTTTCTTTCAGCGCGCTCAATCATCGTTTGGACACTACTCGATGAGATACAAAGATAATTCGCAATTTCGCTATATGTTAAGCAATACCCACGCGACATGAGATACACTTCTCGTTCTCGTTCGGTGAGCACGGATAAAGCGTCCTCAATGCGTTCCCGATCCCAACTCGTGATGACACTTTCCTTGTTGTGATCGTCCCATGCGTAAGTGGGTTCGGTTGAACGAAAATATTTCTGTATCAGCAACGGGTCGAACAATCTTTCACGTTGATAAGCCGCGCGTCGCTCGATGCCTCTTTTATGACCAGGACGTCGGCTGGTCGTGAGCCATTCAATGACGAATTCAAGGTCGGCGATCATTTGACGAATGATTTTTTTATCTTGTTCTGGTGCGTGTTCGAGTAATTTTTTTGTTTGTTTCAACGTTTGCTTATATTCTTGCAAGAGCTCATCCATGGATGCCTCCTGTGTTATGTGCGAGTGGTAACAGATGTCTTAAAAAACATCTGTTACCCTCAAAAACGTTGATATATCAATAGTTTGAGATGTTTATTTTATAGGTAACAGATCATCTTCACAAAAACTTTTTATTTTTTTATCTTCTATTTTTGAAGTTATATTTATTTTAAAGTTTATTTACCTATTTATCTGTTACCTTAATAAAAAAATAAATAAAAACATTGATATATCAATAATTATATAGGTAACAGATAAATTATGGAACTGTTACCCCATTTTATGTAAAAACGGTGAAAAACATTGATATATCAAGGTTTTTAAGTAGTTATAAAGGTAACAGATCATTTCAACGATCTGCTACCTCATCTGTTACCTTTCTATAACAACGAGTATTCACCCCTTTAATTTTTCTTTGAACACTTTCATACCCCACATTTGCCAATCTCCGTCCAAATTCAACCTTCCCCACTTCACGTAACCCATTTTCGAAACAAAAGGCAACATAAGCGTTATATACATCTTTTGCTGGGCGATTCAAAATCAAATGCTGATTTTCGCTCTCGAATGCTAGTACACTATCACTTGCAATAAAGTATTCTTTCGTTTTTGCTTGAATTGTTAAGCTTTCTGTTAACTTACCGCCATTGGCTTTTATTCGTTGAATGCCTTCAAGTGCGAGACGCAAAATATAACTTTTCGCATTCGGTGAAGATAATTTGTGATCTAAGTCCAAGTCACGACGTTTCACATGATTGTCGCAAGGAATAACGACCACACGCCGAGCGATGCCGCCAGACTTGTCTTTAAACGTCGGCATATCATTACATGTAAAAATGAGCGTCGCTCGATTTTTCAACTTGAACGGCTGCTGGTAAATCGGGCGAACCATAATTGGATCGCCGGAAGCGAGCGTTTTAAAGTTTTTCGACTGTTCCATATAACTTGCGTCGATGTCATCACCGATGTTGACGAGCTTTCCTTCTAAAAATGCTACACTTGTTGCGTCGTTAAAGTCATTTAACGTGAGTTGTGACGCTAACTCTCCTGCAAATTCACTAATCATTTTCAAAAATGTACTTTTTCCGTTATTCCCCTTATGTCCTTGAAAGAAAAAGACGACGTGCGGAAAGGAATGAGTCATCAAAATATGACCAAACATTTCTTCAATAACCATACGCAAGTCTTTTCGGTTCATTGTGAAAAAGTCTAAAAATTGATCCACATGCTCGTCATATGCATCTTCTTGATATTGCACATCTAAGTAATAAGGAGTAAAACCATAATCAGCTTCAATAACTTCACCATCGTCAATAATATACCCGCCTGAGAGCTTAATCGGAAAGTCTTGTTCTTCGATATATTCCGATTTGATTTTGAACAGCTCTATCAGCTGTTTATGCTGATTCGGTTTCAACTTAATCAACTTGTCAATTTCACGTAATAATTTATTGTCATTGTGCACGTAATGATCGTCTTGTTTAAAATACAGTTTTTGCTGGTAGTATTTAATATCCAGGCGTTGAACAAGCACCTCGCTGGTCATGACAATATCTTTTTCGTTGAGAAATTGAACAACTTGTCCTTTTTTCTTTTTGTCGTATGTTTGGTTAACGGACTCAATGACGTGGATAAGTTCTTTGCCTAAAGGTTCGCCGAATACAAATTCGTCAATAAAACGAGCCACTTCTTCGATAAACGCATCGTCCAGCTCATACATTTCTTTTGCCGTAAGCAAATGCGTAAATAACGCAGAGTTGCGCCCTTGGTGCTCTACAAGCCCCGTTAACGCATGTTTCAAGTGCATCGGGTATAAATAGAGTGGGAGCATCGGCAACGTGCTAAGATCGTTTAAATAATGCGCATTTTGCATTGGCCGCAATTTACCGTCTTGTTTAATGACAGCGATGGACTTTTTCCCAGTCTTGTAATCAACGTTCACTCCAGACACCGTCAGTTTCCCAGTCCAGTTTTTAATCATGACGCCTTCGCCTTTTGGCTTCTGATAATACAAATGGCAACCGCGACTGGTTTCCACTCGTAAAGTGGGAAAGAGGCGAAAGAGTTTCTCAATCGCCTCATTTCGTTGGTCAAAATCGACGACCACGATTGAACTGTTGAGCAAAATTGCTGCGTCTTCATAGTGTTCGTGTGTCGTGCTAAAAATATCGAGTGAATGTTTCGGCACTTTCCCATCTAATTCGATGTATTTAATCATCTTGTCACCTGCCTTGGTGTTTGGATTGTATAAATCCCAAACAACGCTCCCGAATCTTTTGTGCTGTTTTCGGGCCAATCCCTGCGATTTCTTCTAACGATCCGAGCCACTCTAACATAATTTTTGTGTCCAACTCGTTCTGCCGTTTAGCTCCTGCTTCAAACCCTTTATTCCATGCGGCCATAATGTCTGGATGAAAGTGAGAAGACGTCCTCTCCCTTTCTTGTTTGCGCTTCATTAATAACCACCATCTTGACGCTTATGATTGATTGCGTTTTTCTGCATATATCTCTCAAAAATCGTCTCTGGCGTTAGCCCGACTATACGTGACAAGGAGAGTAGAAAATGCCACAGGTCGATGACTTCTTCTTGCAATCGTTCCAAATCAATTTCCTTTTCTTGTTTCCACCATTTCCAGTTCACTTCACGACGAATTTCATCAATTTCGCTTTCCATCGCAGTTGTGATGGCGACAACCCACTCATCGAGTGTTTTATCAATATTTCGTTCTTCAATGATGCGTTCATCTAACGCTTGTTGCATTTGGAACATCTTTTCGAGTTTCTCAATCTCTTCCTCTTCGAGTATTTCAACCGCAGTTGCTAAACCTGTGGCAAAGTCGTGTAATTTGTGTTTATTTGCCTCTGAAATTAGTTTTTTAAGACGTTCTTTTGCATTCGAAACTGTTTTTTCGAAATGTTCCAAGACGCTTGGTTGCACCATTTTTACTCCTCCCTTGCACTCGTAAAATAGTTATTAAACTTATCCCGTTTCGGAAATTCGCCTTTCGTCGGGAACACATCGACAGGCGCCGCACATTGGTAACATTGCACTTCCTTCACGCCTTCTTTTTCGTATCGGACACCTTTAAAACCGCAATTCGGGCACTCGTAGAACACTTTATAGTGAGGAACGCCGTCCTTCATTTTAATGCCTGTCAAATGAAAGGTCGGTTTTCCTTCTTGTGCTGCTTTTTGTTCTTGTTCCCAATACCAGTCGCGCAATTGCTCTGGAAGTGACGAAAGAACATTTTTCATTGAATTCATCGTGATTTTAGCTGTTTTAAAATCTTTGATTTCAATTTTTGGTTTGATGGATACTTTCTTCTTTTTGCTCCCATGATCGAGAAGCCCTAAAAAATCGAGTGTTTTGTTAAGAAAGTGTTCAAATGATTCAATTGGAAAATTTTCAATCTTTAAACGCGCACTTTTTTCACCGTTTGATAAAGTAATTTGAACGTTCATATGACAACCTCCCTAAAATACATTGCTTTGCACAAGCTTAATGTAGTAGTTGATATCAATGAGCTTTTTGTTCATTTTGCTTAACTCATCATTCCAAACGAAGCTGTGCTCGCTTGTGTTAGGTACTTTGTAATACTTGTAATTGCGAACCTTGTATACGCTGCCGTAGTTCAACATATTTGTGGCAAAAATTCGGTTAACTTTCTGAAGTTTTACCATTTTTCCGTCCACTTCATGGGCCATTCCATCAAATTTTCCTACTTTGGCCACAACTTGAAACAAATCCAATTGATTATTTTTCCAAGCTTCAATGACTGTTTTTTGAATCGGGATTCCGTACATGTAAAAATTCACTAATGATTTATCGATAATGTGGAGGCTATTTCGTTCCCAATCTCCGCCCTGGAATTTGGCCATTCGCCCTTTCGCTTTGATGGCTCCATCAGCATATTGCACGACGTAATTATTCACATCTCGTTGTGCAATTTTATGGATATCGTCTACCTCGAGTAATAGCTGATAATGTTCACTAAAGCGTCGAATAACTTCTAAAATCATATCTTTCATACCATCTTCGTAAGCAATAATGATTCCATCCGTATTCGACTGGATCAGCTTCGCGAACGGCTCAAGAAGTAAAATAAGATGTGTTAAAATCAGTTGACCATTCATCGTCACATTGTTAAATTGCTTCGGGTCAAACAATGGATTGTACTCTGATTTCATTGCGCCAAAGGCGCTGTTCAGCACAATCTTATAGATTTCGTGCTTTCTGTCATTTTGTTTCTTCAGTTTTAACCGTTGTTCATAAATGCGTGTGAAAAGTTCTGGGCTTTCAGCTTGCCGACTAATAAATTGATTATTGATCATTAGAGATGGAAAATAAGACGAAACGTCAATTTGCATCATCCGACCCGTGTACCGATAGTTTTCAATCGCTCCATGGACACCCCCAAAGCCAAACGTGTGCTTAATGCCAGCAATTTCGATTTCTAGTTTTTCTTTCTCTAGCGCGTCGTGCTCTTCTCCTTGTATGTATCGTTTCTTGATGTTTTCATAAAAAGCGACCACTTCGCGCGGCAATTCATTTAAGTTAAGACGGCGATCAAATTCTAGGTGCAAACGATCACGAGGGAGCTTTTTTGGTTTCGTCTTTAAGATAGTAGCCGAAAGACTTGCTCTTGTTTTCTTTACAGCTGTCACTGGCAACTTAAAAGCGTCGACGATTTCAAACTTGCTGATAAAGTAATCTTCGCGTAGTTCAAACACTTTTTTGGTTGTTTGAACATCGTTTTCGCAATACTGAAAAACATGTTCCACTTCTTCTTTTGTTAGTGGCCGATCGATGTCAAAATCAATTGGCGTTTCTTGAATATCAAGCCCCATATTTGCTTGGACTTCTTTTAATGACAATCCGTTAATTTCTTGCATGGCATCTAATGTGAGATAGCCGAGTGTGGCGTTTACTTTCTCACCACGAATCAGCTTTTGTGACAATTCGTACGGATCTTTTCCTGTTAACAATCCAGCCAAAATGATATCGTCATAGGTATAATTGTTATACCCGACTAATATGCTAGAAGTAGATAAGCTTTGGCGGAGCTTATCCGTATCGTTATGAATACGGATGATGCGGTCCTCGGTTAGGAGGACCACCATCCAGTCGTGACGAAACACTTCAATATCAAAGAAAGTAAACATTTACATCACCATTAAAATGGTACGCCTGATGATAGTTTGAAGTTTTGAAACTCCTTGATTTCCCCTGTTCTTTTGTCTTTCCATCGGCTAGTTCGTAATTCCAGCTCTACTTGTGTTCCTAATGCAGCTTGAAGTTTTTCAACAACGGCTGTTTCAATATTGGCGATGTCATCGACCGTTAATTCCACGTTAAATACTTGCGCTGCGTGTCCCCATAATTTTTTAATGTTTTGTTCAAGCTGTTTTTCAGTTAGCCAATAGTTTGCGAAATACTTGCGGTTTTCGTACCCTTCGTTGATGATCGTAAACGTAAGCGATAGCCATTCCGTTCCTTTATCGTTGACGCGGAATTGTACGTCTTCCAAGATGGCATCGTAAATGCCATCTGGAAGGTTATCGTAACCATTGTCGTCCACGTTTGTTTGATGCGGGTTGAACCCTTCCTCTAACATTTTTTGCGCTAATTCTTTTAAGTTCATTACTCGTTACCTCCTGTTTATCTTGTTAATTAGTTAAAGTAGTTATTTTACTCTTGGTGGTCGTGGTGCAGCTGTACGCGGTTTAGGTGCTTGTTTCGTTTCTTCTGCTTTCGCCTCGGTTTGTGTGTCTGGTTCTGCTTCATTTGCTGCTTGCATTGCTTGTTCCTCTGCTTTTTCTAACTGTTCTACAATTTTCTTTGCCTCTTCTCTATTCGTTTGCGTTGGTTTATCAAAAGCACCGATCACCGTATCGAGAATGGCCAAGATACGCTCGTCTTGAATCCATTCACGTTGGTATGCTTTCCGACGATCGACAGCTCTCCGAATATAGTTTTTTCCGATTTTTTGACACAAGATGTTCATATCGCAGTTGCCGTTGACTGTGTTTAAGTGTTTGACGCTAAGTGATGGCACTGGCTTTTCAATGTTGTTCTCCGTAATCGTTGAGTAACGCGAAATGTAGATAACGTTCATCGGCAATGCTTTCAGTTTGACAACCAGCGCAGTAAAAATCGATTTAAAAATTCCAAACCCTTTTCCATATGGAATATCGCCAATGTATTGTACGCCATGTTCTTCGCAAATCGCTTGTTCAATCAAAGTAACTACATCGTCAATCACGTCAATGACAACTGTTTCGAAACCGTGGTCTGTTGTTTCTAGCTCTTTTATCAGTTCGTTTAACTGATCGATGACGCTAAAGCTGATTTGTCCTGTTTTCGGGTCGCGTTCGTTTTTTAAATTGACACTTGGCGTTTCAATTTGATCCGCATTCCCATCGGTGTTGAAAATAACCGGGTTCGGGAACTGGGAAGCCAAATACGACTTCCCGTGCATTGTTTGCCCCCAAATAAAGAAGTTACGCGGCGTGTCGACTGTTTTCTTTGGTTGATTTTTTGGTAGTAATCCCATCTTAATTTGCCTCCTTTAATTTGATTCGAACGCTGCCAGCCGTTGGGCTGACTTTAATATATTGTTGTGCAAGTTCTGGGTGTTCTTTTTTAAAGCGTGTGCTGTCAAATGATTCGCGTTTGCCAGGAAGAACGCGTGTAATCACGATGCGGTCGGTTTCCCATTTCTTGACGTCGTATTCTTCCATGAGTTGATACAGCTTGTCTTTCATTGCTTTGTACTCCTCTTCTAATTTTTTAAAGATAGCAAGCTGTAACTCTAGCTTTTCGACTTGTTGCGCGACGATCGTCAATTCGTTTTGACCGATGGACATAAATTCTTGTTCCGTCATATCTGGCTTTTCTTTGAGATATTCGCAACGGATCCAGAACGTTTCAATCGCATCTAAAATGTGCTGCACGTACTGCTCGTCACGATGAACGACTTTGATTTGTAATCGGTCTGCATCGAATTCCGCGTCAAAGTTGTCTGGGCGCTCATAAAGTGCGAGCCATCCGTATTCTACGCCAAATTGATACATATACAATTGCATTTGCGCCTCGTATGAACGAATGTCTGGCGTCTTGCCATGTGTTTTGATTTCTAGGATAAGTTGATTTTCGGCATCATATCCATCAGTATTTGAACGAATGCCGCGCTCGACATCCGTTTTCGTGGCCGGTTGAAAATTTGTTTCATTAATTGCGTTAATATACTCGCGAATTTGAGGTTCGAGTGCATTCCCATATGCTGTGTACTCATTACCTTTGAAATCGGACGGCTCAATGCCTGTTTTTTCTTTCGCTAACTGAAATTGCGTTTTGTATTTGCTAATGCCTAAAATTGCAGGTACATCGGATCCGCCAACCCATTTGTCACGATGCTGAACAACATTCGCGTCTTTTTGACCAAACATTCTCTCACGCTCCTATAAAGTTTTTAAATAGTTCTTCCGTGAAGTCTTTCTTTGCCGCAAGCGCTTCATATACAGCTTCTTCAATGCTGTTTTTGGTAATGTATCGGTAGACTGTGACTTTTTTCGTTTGGCCATTTCGATAACATCTCCCAAGCGCTTGGTCGTAGTCTTGGTAGCTATATGTTGGTGTGTAGAAAATCACGATGTTTGCATACTGCAACTCGATGCCCGCCGCACCAGCCTGGTATTGTACGAAAGTGACGGTGTTTTTTAAGTTTGGCCACTCGCTGTGAGGAGGCAATTTGTTGACCTTTCCACTTACTTCATAGATGGTTTTCGTTTTTTGCAACAATTGAGCAAGCTGGTCTTTTTCTTGTTGGTAGTAGTAGAAAATGACAATGTTTTCTTCCGTGCTTTCCGCAAGCATTTCTGTATAGGCTAGCTTGTCTTTTTGATTGGCATAATAGCGTAAACCATGCTGCAATTTCATAATCGTATCAAATGCGATTTTCTCATCTTTCGTTTCCAACACTCGGTCTTTTTGAATGATTTTATACTCCTTTGATGGCTGGAATCGTACGTCTTCGAATATCAATGGCGGTAAATCAAGACATTCTTCTTTTGATAGCTTCGTCGACACGCTTTGATATAATTGTTTTAAATGTTGCTGTTCCTTCCAGCCACCAATGACTTTGACAGACCGATGACCGAAATGTTTGGTTTCATAGATCGCATGGCGCTTTAAAAACTCGGTTTTGTTTTTGTAAAAGCGAAACATCAAAAAGTAATTGATTGTATCTATCCAGCCATTGCTAGATGGAGTGGCCGATAACAACACAAAGTGAGTCGATAACTTCGTTAGGGACAACGCAGCTTTTCCTCGTTGGCTTGATACATTTTTGATATAATGGCACTCGTCAAAAATGACAAAGTACCCTTTGTATAAATGCCAATCTTTTGCGATTTTTCCGTATGACAGTTCGTTGTATGTAATCGCAATGTTGTAGTAATCTGCCACACGTTGAATTTCGCGGCTCCATCCACCTTCACGCAATTTAGCTGGCGGTTGAACGATCAACAATGGCTCGCCTTGATAGTGCTTGAGATAATGATGAATCGAGAGAATGGTCTTTCCCGTTCCTGTATCTAAGGCATACAGCCAGTCGGGCTCACTCTTGTTCAAGGCGTCCTTTTGATAACTGTAAAGCATGTCGTAATTCTGCAATCTTTCTTTGAACATCTTCGACGCTGTAAGCGACAAACGCGCACCCCCCGTTTTTGTTAATTTCGTCAATATTTAGCTGTTGTAATGCTGATACTTTTCCGCCTGGGCGTTTAATTTCGATGGCTACAAACAACGAATCAACGCAAGCAATGATGTCTGGAACCCCTGCTTTTTGATACATTGACCCGTGCACTTTCATATACCAAACGCCGAGACGATCGAGATATCGTTTGATTTGATTTTCAATCGTTTTCTCTGTCATATCGCACTCCTGTGTGATAAAATAAGATTGTGTGTGATGTGGAGTGCTTTGCCGATCGGCGAAGCTTTTTTATTTTGCTACTAATTCTTTTGCATCAAATGCACGCATGACATATTCATAAATGTTTTTTGCTAACACGATATCGCCGTTGGGAAATTCCAAAATAACGTCATCTTCAAAAATTTCATCCCCTAGCGCGTCGATACCCCAATGTTTTATGTGCATTGTGTTCCTCCCTTCTTTAAACCCAATGTTTGTTAAGGTTTTTGTAGTAATCGTAAAGACCTTGTTTTTTAAGCTCCGATACTTTATTCATTATGATTTTTTGTGTTCTTCCTAAAGCTAAGGAAATAGATAAAGGACCGTCTATTTCGTAAAACTTGCACAGATATTCAAGGTCTGATTCAGTAAATGGTTTCCCATGATTGTGATGAAATTCCGGATGGTACTTCATACGACCCCAACGGTCGTACTCAACTTGGATATCCTCCTTTCCCAAAATATTAGGCATATTTGTCCCTCCTTCCTCATAGATTGATAGTGTAGAAGATGTGCTAGTGCACATCGCTAAAGGTAAGAACGTTGATAGTCTGGGGGAGAAAACTAGCGCAACGCTCTCACCTTTAACGACAGGCGCTAGGCCTGCCTTGTTGAATCGCTAGGTTTGTGATAAACTAGAAATATCCAGGTATGCTTTATGTTCTTCTTCGGTTAAACGGCTAGCGTTGCCGCGCTGGCCGTTTTTTCTTGTTGTATTTCGCTTAGTTTTTGTTTGAGCCGATACTCAAACACCATGATGTGGAACGGATTGTTCCGCATCACCTCACAAACCCTACGAACCTCTGAAACTTTCATTAACCGAGTAGTGAAAAGACGTACGTTCATTGTCCGTTCCCCTTTCTAACCACAAGCGCAACATCCACACCGCGCGCTTTCATCATTTCAACGATTTTCACCAACTCATCGTGCTGTTCTTTCTGTTTGATAAGCTCGTCCAAATCTTTTTTGCATCGCAAAAACTCGCTTGTCCATCGCTCTGCTTCATCGAATTGTTCGTTTACCCATTCCAAACGCGCCTGCCGTAAACACAATGCACCAAACCCCATGATTTTTTCTGCCAACTGGCGATCTTTATCTAATACGTCCATCGTTTTAGCTCCTTTCTAAACACTTCTGGATATAGTTCCATTGCTTTTTCAATGACTACAAGCGCAACCGCGTTTTGATGTGTAATCTTCCCGTTTTCAAAAACCAGCTCAACAATTTCATCTTTTTGTAAGTCGAGTAAGTTAACCACGTATAAAATGGAGCCAGTTGACTCATACTCGATTACATGAGCCAATATAAATTTTGCGTTCTTGAACTTCTCAGTAATTATCGCTTGCAATTCGCCAGGCAACGCGTCCACGTTCACTTTAGATATTTTCATTGTTATCACTCCTTAAACCCTTGGTTGTTCTTTCAGCCACATAACTAAAAATTGTTCGCATTCCTTCGCTGGAAAAAGCCATTTCTTACCGACACGATATTTTGGAAAACGTGGATCGTAAAAGAACGTTTCTCGAATGAATGTTTCACTCATGCACGTTTGTCTACAAAGCTCTTTCATGTCCCAAAACGTATGCCGATGCTCAATGTCGTTTAATCTTTTTCGCAATTCCTCAATAAAACGCTGTTCCACTTGGCGTTCATCTACTTGAATATCAATCAAGTTGTTCCCCCTCTTTTTTTTGTAGGATTCTCCTCTTTCCTGTCGAATAAAGACGATGGAAGGAGGTGTGAATGTGTTAAAAAACATAGATCCCGAAAAATTTGCGTTGGCCGTCATTAGTTCAACTGCTGCAAATAGCGACTCCCCAGAAGCTATTGCAAAAGAAAAGCTCAGATTATATGTCGCTGCATTTGAAGAAGCAGTAAATTACAACAAAACGGTTATCGCAGAAAACAAGGGACAAGCCCTAAAGGAGTTTTATAGTAGTAAATAGTGAATTCATTCTCCGTAATGGACGAGGATGATCTTTGCGATAACGTAAAGGTCTTCTTCGTCCCACCCTTTTTCATGAACGAACTTTAGAACATCCTTCACTTTAATTAATGTTTCATGTGGAAGTTTAATCATCTCTTTCATACCTCCTCGCCTCCTTTTGCAGGATTTTCCTCCTCCTTATCGAATTAACTCGAGGGAAGGAGGTGTTCAGAATGAGCTGGAATGCAGAAATTGTTTTAAAATCAGGAAAAGTTGTTGCTGTTGCCGACCTATTATCAATCAATCGCATACGTCAATCCGACAGCTCTGTGTCTAAAAACACTGACTTTGAAAACTTTATACTTCCATCTAAAGGAATGCTTTCGTTTGTCGGTAAAAACAATATCGTATGGCTTGAATCGTCTGATATTGAATACTTATCGTTATTCCGAGTTAATTAATTTCAACTTCCACAAAAAGAGTGCAGCGTGTGCTGTGCTCTTTTTCGATTTCCAATAGTTGTTCAACAATCCGTTTTGCTTCTTCTACGTTCGGGCAAGATATCTTCACTTTCACTTCCATTCCTTCACCCCCTTTCACGCGGTTCTATTGCAGGTTTTTCTCCCTTCGCGTTGAAATATTTATGGAAGGGAGGTGAGTAACCTTGAAGAAGATATATGCTAATCTTCTTGGCGAATGGGTTGATCTATCGTCCGATGATACATGCTTGATGGGTCCGCGCATGGTCAGCCCCTCCGTTTGGTGGGAAGAAAACGCTGAGATTTGGAGCCCGAATAGGAAAGATGAACATACCATGTATCAATTGGACTATGTGACCATTCACTACAAAGGAAAAGACTATAGAATCAGCCCTATTTTCATTCAAGTCGTTAGCGAATAAAGTTATTTAGTCTTATCTGAATAACGGCGTAAGTTGAACTCAACTTCAAGGTTTCTTTTCAATTCTTCAGAGTCGTCAAGCTCCAGCCTGGCGGCTTTTAATGCAAAATATAGGTTGACTTGTTGCGCAATTCTTTCCCACTCGTATTTTTTAAGTCCTTGAAGTTGCTTAACTAAAGACGCGATTTGCTCTTTTTTCATCTCCCTCACCCCCTTTCACGCCGTTTGTTCTTCCCTCTCGATAAGAGGAAGAATGCCAAGTTTGTTTTTCAGCATTTCATAGATGAACAAGCGTCCTTTTTGCGTCCAGTACGTGTGCATTTTGCTTGTTTCTGAATCAATCGTGTGCGTTTTGCTTTGCGTGTACCCTTTGTCTTGGTACTTGGAATACAACAACCAACAATCACCTTGTTTGTACTGGATGCCTAGCTCATGCAACAGTTGGTTCATTTTCATCGCACTCATTCCGTAGTCTTTTGCGATTTTACTAATCGAAATGAGCGATTTGTTTTGCAGGATTAAGTCGTAATAGGTCGCTTTCGGCTGCAATTCTTTAATAATTTGGTCTTTTTGTGCGTTTTGCAGTTGCAATTGCTCGTTTCGTTCCACTTGCTCAACCAACTGCAACAACGCCTCTTTATACGTCGTTGGTAGCTTGAACGGCTGTTTCTGCTTCTCCAGCTCCGCGCGCATACGCTTAAACTCCTCTATGAATCGCACCTTCATTTTCATTGCCTCTGGTGTTGTGTACGACATCGCTACCAACGTGAACGCCTCTTCGGTGAGAAGGTATTTTTTGTACCATTGCTTGTTTTGTGGATGTTGGTAGTGGGTCTGCTCAAAGTTGAGCACCCCCCATCTTCCTTCTCCAGCTTCATTCAATTTTTCGATCTGTACTTCGATATCACGTACAACGTTTCTATGATCTTTCTCAAACACTTCCGCAACCGTTAAGCTGTCGGTTACCACTCGATTGTTTTCAATAAAGACTAGTTGGTTCATTGTGTTCCTCCTTTCACGCCGTTTGCTCTTTCTGTAACAACAACCGAAATGTTTCTCTACCTTTTGGTGTAATCAGCGTCTGCACGTCAGCTCGTCCGTTTCGTTCCCATTCTTTCAGCTCAAACAGCTCTGGCACATATGCCGCGTACGGTTTGAGTTTCTTCTTCTGGTCGCGGTAGATAAATTTGTTTTTCAGTAACCAGTCGATGAAGAAACGTTCTTTAATCTGCAACTCTTTCGCTGTGTCGCGGAAATTTGTTAACAGGTTCCGATCAACCAACGCGTCGAAATACTCCACTTTCGGCTTCATCGCGGCAATCTGTTCGTTCTGCCGCCGCACCGTTTCCAGCACACCGCGGAACATTAGCTTCGTTTGGTCATCGGCAAACGGAAGATACGTATTGATGAACATGTCCTCATTTGCGACATATCCGCCCGTTTTTCGGATGGTTGGGAGGACTTCATGTGTAACCCAGCGTTTGAACTGTTTTGCTTCGGGTTTTCGACTTGTTAAAATCAAACTGTAAAGACCAGCTTCGTTAACACATAACATTTGTTGCTTTCCACCGGGGGTGTCGATTAAAACTACACCCTTTTCATCTTCGTCTAATCGACCTAAAGCATCGCGACTGTTTTTGATTTCGAGAACATTGCAAACATCCTTACCAACAAACAAAACCTCACCACTTTGAACAACTGTCCTAATTTGTGTTTCGCCATAAGTGAAAACTTGTGGTAACTGATTCATTTTCGTCCTCCTTATGCGGTTTTGTTATTCTGTAATACATGAGTTACAGAATGATTAAAAAAAATATCCTCCACCCTTTTGTTAAAAAATGCTGCTATAGCACACATCAATTCATAAGATGGGGCTTTTTTTAATTTCCCCCTTTCAATTCTGTGTATTGTTTGTCGAGTAGTCCCAACCGCCTTAGCCAATTCTTCTTGGGTAACATCAAATGATCTTCGTATTTCCCTTAGGCGATTTTCCAATCTTATCACCTCCTCCTATCACGTATTGTAATTCATGAATTACAATTAGTCAAGTATGAATTACAAAAAAATCGTTCATCATTTGTAACTTTTGTCTTACAATATGTAATGTGAGAGTTACAAACGGAAGGGGGAATATATAATGAGCAATTTAGGAGAACTTCTAAAAGAATTAAGAGGCGGTGCTTCTCTAAGAGAAGCTAGCGAGCGTATCGGTATTAGTCATAACTATCTTCGTAATTTAGAAAAAGGAATAGATCCTAGAACAAAAACACCTATTAATCCTTCTGCTGAGACACTAAAAAAAATTTCTAAAGCTTATAACTATCCTTACGAAAAACTCTTACAGATAGCTGGATACATTGAGGACGACGCCCAAAAAAACACTCTCCCCGCCCTCACCGAGAAAGACGAACGCGACATCCAGAAGGAATTGGAGAACATCATTAAAGGTCTCAAAACAGGAAACGGCTTCGCCGCGTTCGGCGGAATGGACATTGACGAACTTGACGAAGAAGATCGGGAACTGCTGATTGCTTCGCTGGAAAACTCCCTTCGACTTGCGAAACGCATTGCAAAAGAGAAATTTACTCCAAAAAAGCATAGAAAAGAATAAGTTTTTCAGGGGGAGCGCTTAATGGCTAATCAGATAAAACAGATAGTAGAAAAATTAGTCAAAAAGCATGGCACAAATAACCCCTTTGAGATTGCATCACAGAAAGGAATTGTGCTTTTGTTTGAACAATTGGGAGGAATATATGGCTACCATCATAGCTTTAAACGAATAAACATTATCCACATTAATTCAGAGTTAGATGAATCTATGCAACGCTTCGTTTGCGCGCACGAGCTTGGGCATGCGGTTCTGCATCCCGAACTTAGCACTTCATTTTTGCAAAAAAACACGCTTTTCTGCATGGATAAAGTGGAAAGAGAAGCGAATGAGTTTGCAGTGGAACTGCTTCTCCCAGATGATTGTATTTATACATATCGAAATACCGATATGACCATTTATGAAGTTGCGACAACGTATGGAATACCTAAGGAAGTGGTTCATTTGAAGAGGGAGTTAAAAATTTAAAAGAGCAACGCCAATGGTTGCTCTTTTTAGTTAACACCAATAGAAAGGAGTAGACATATGGCAAGCTTTCGTAAGCATGCGAATGGAACGTGGGAATATCGTATTCGGTACAAAGATAAAATAACGGGCAAATATAAAGAAAAGTCCCAACGCGGATTTAAAACAAAAAAAGAAGCACAATTAGCAGCTGCCCAGGCTGAAATGGAAATTGCGTATCACGGCTTTACGGAAGACGGAAATGAGCGAGTAGATACGTTTTTCGAAAAATGGCTGGAAGTATATAAAAAACCGAATGTGAAGCCGATTACGTACACGCTTCAAGAACGGAATGTAAGATTGAATATCCTTCCGCGATGGGGAAACTACAAACTCAAAGAAATTACCAGAGTTGAATACCAAAAATGGATTAACGAATTAAGACAGCATTATAGCGAAGGGACTGTTCGGCGCATTCATAGCCTAATGAGTTCAGCACTCCATGATGCAGTTCATGAGTTTCGCATTTTACGCGAAAATCCGCTCGTAAAAATTACGATCCCGAAAGAAACAGAGAAAAACCAAGAATTGAAGTATTTTACTCGTGAACAGTTAGAAATGTTTTTAGAAGAAGTGAAAAAACCCAAAAAGCACGCCAAATATCAGCATTCTATTCAGTATTATGTGCTGTTTACTCTTTTGGCACGGACAGGTTTGCGAATCGGGGAAGCATTGGCATTGACGTGGGATGATATTGACTTTGAAAACAGAACACTTACTGTGAACAAAACACTCGTTTATCCGACGAACTCAACGCCGTATCTTTCGACTCCAAAATCCAAGGCAAGCCTGCGGACGATTAAACTAGACGATGTGACTATCCGTCTATTGAAAAAACACCGAATCAACCGAAAGGAAATGTATTTAATGTATCCAAACTACCAACCACCCGAAACGAACATCGTCTTTCACCAACATGACGGTCGTTGGCTACGAACAAATGTGGTACGAGAATATTTTAAAGAGGTTTGTAAACGGGCAGGTCTCCCTGTGTTATCACCACATGCGTTGCGTCATAGCCACGCTGTGCATCTGTTAGAAGCAGGAGCGAATATCAAGTATGTTTCCGAGCGATTAGGGCATGCCAGCATAAAAATGACCGCTGACACGTATCTCCATGTGACTCAAAAAATTGAGGACGAGGCACTGGAGTTGTATCAGCGGTACACCGAGAAAAAATGAATTGTGGGTGTTTTGTGGGTGAAGCGCCCACAATGGAGCGCTAAACCCTTTATTTATCAAGGTTATCCAATACTACCTTCCATTTCGAATTTAATGAGACGGTTCATTTCAACCGCATATTCCATCGGCAGTTCTCTTGTAAACGGCTCGATAAAGCCCATCACGATCATTTCTGTCGCTTCTTGTTCGGAAATGCCGCGGCTCATTAAATAAAATAGTTGTTCTTCCGATACTTTCGATACTTTTGCTTCATGTTCAAGCGAAACGTTGTCGTTTAAAATTTCGTTATACGGAATCGTATCGGATGTCGATTGATTATCCATAATGAGCGTATCACACTCAATATTTGAACGAGAACCGTCCGCTTTTCGGCCGAAATGAACGATACCGCGATATGTGACTTTTCCGCCTTGTTTTGAAATGGATTTGGATACGATCGTTGATGACGTGTTTGGTGCTAAATGAATCATTTTCGCACCAGCATCTTGATGTTGCCCTTTGCCAGCAATCGCGATCGAAAGGGTCAATCCACGTGCACCTTCTCCTTTTAAAACGACCGCTGGATATTTCATCGTTAATTTCGACCCAATGTTTCCGTCGATCCATTCCATCGTTGCGTTTTCTTCACAAACCGCGCGCTTTGTCACAAGGTTAAAGACGTTGTTCGCCCAGTTTTGAATCGTCGTATAACGGCAATACGCTCCTTTTTTCACGATAATTTCAACGACTGCACTATGAAGCGAGTTTGTCGTATATACAGGCGCCGTACAGCCTTCGACGTAATGAACATGCGCCCCTTCATCGACGATAATTAACGTCCGTTCAAATTGTCCCATATTTTCAGAGTTAATACGGAAATACGCTTGCAACGGCGTATCAACTTTTACACCTTTTGGAACGTAAATAAATGAGCCACCCGACCAAACGGCTGAGTTTAGTGCCGCAAATTTATTATCTGTCGGCGGAACGACTTTTGCCCAATGCTCGCGGAACAAATCTTCATTTTCTTTTAACGCCGAGTCTGTATCTTTAAAAATGACCCCTAATTTCTCAAGATCTTCTTTCATGTTATGGTATACAACTTCCGATTCGTACTGTGCAGATACCCCTGCTAAATATTTTTGTTCCGCCTCTGGAATACCGAGCTTATCAAACGTTGCTTTAATTTCTTCTGGCACTTCATCCCATGAACGTCCAGATTTTTCTGATGGTTTAACGTAATACGTAATTTCATCAAAATCTAAACTCGATAAATCGCCACCCCATTGCGGCATGGGCATGCTGTAAAAAATATCTAACGCTTTCAAACGAAATTCAAGCATCCATTGTGGTTCATTTTTCATTCGCGAAATTTCTTCTACAATTTCGCGCGTTAATCCGCGCTCAGCGCGGAAAACAGATACGTCTTTATCGGCGAAACCGTACTTATATTCACCGATTTCTGGAATTTTTTTCGCCAT